CAAGGTCTATTCTATCCAATGGATAAACATTGTACTTAAAGAGCTGAAAAGCAAGTACAATTTAAAGATAGACCATTTTTCTACCCACTCACTTAGAAAGACTTTTGGCAGGAAAGTATTTGAATCCTCTGAAAATGCAGAATTGGCTTTAGTTAAGCTGATGGAACTGTTTAATCATAGTTCAGTTTCGATAACAAAACGCTATCTTGGTTTAAGGCAAGAAGAACTATTAAATACTTATGACTGCCTAAGTTTCTAATAATAACTAAAGAAGGGAAGAAAGTCTTTTAAAATCTTCCCTTCTGTAACAAATCAATTAAATATCAATAGAAATAAATAAAATGCTAAATTTGCAGTAGAAAAAAGCCTATATATATGTTTGACTCTATAACAATACATTACATACCTAAACAACACTCCATAGGTAAGTTAGCAGAGTGCTTACTTTTCTATGATGAGGTGAATATTATTTTGCGTCCTAATAGTTTGGCTCACTTGTTGCAAAATATAGGAATAAATGAGTTGGATGATTTAAGAGCTTTTGGGCTTAAAATATACATTGCCACAGATTATTTTGCTGCAATGCCTATTGGAAGTGGTACGAGAATAATGTTACTTCAAACTCCACACACTGATATGCATTATAGAATGATTGAAATGGCTATGAAAGAATATTTTCAAACGGACGTGATTGCTGGAAAAGTAAGAAGAAGGATTATTCGATATAAAGACATAACCCAAGCTTTTAATTTTCCTAAGGAAGCTTTAGCCGAACTAACTAATTCAACTTTATATTGTAATTTTTACAAGAAAGTATTATACAAAGAATTTGATGAATTAGGTATTGAAGAATTGTATCTTTCAAATTCAATTGAATATACTTTTGAAAACAGCAATAACTGTTATCTTCTTAAGAGTAATTTAAATATCAATGAACTAAATGCACTTGCAAAAAGAAAAGGCTTAGAATATGAATTTAATTTTAGCCAACAAGGATTTCTTCTTTCTTTAGTTAGTGCATTCTCTGATATGATAATAGCCGCCAATAAAAATAGTGACTTACTGACATCAACTTCATGCTCTTTGATTCTTTCACAAAAGCTTTCCGATATTATACAAAAAACAAATAAGAATCTTAACTCAGTTAGTGCATTTCAAAGGATTATTCTTCCCGAATCAAAAGATATAGAGACTATTATTAATTCAAAAGAAAAGCCTTTTTATGATTTTATAAAACTCTTAGAAAAAGCGCAAGAATTCAAAAAATGGAAAAAAGAGATTCCCGAAGAAAAAAATTTTATAGAAGAATATACTAAAGCGATTTCTAAAAATAGTACTTGGATTGAGAGATTACCAATTAAAATAATGCGTTTCATCATTTTTGAATCTTTAGGCGCAACATTAGATATGTTAGGCTCTAATGGCTTGGCATCATTAGGACTAAGCAGTTTCGACAGTTTCATAATAGATAAACTTATAAAACGATGGAAGCCAAACCAATTTATATCTAACAATTTAAGGAAATTTCTCTGCTAACAATAGATTCTAACATAGCTAACTTAGTAATGGTGCAAGCGTAAGAAAAAGCCTCTTAAAAAATGCCGCAATTATGCTTGTATTTTCCAATATGTGGATTTTGAGGAATAATTTAAAATTCTGAACAGCCGTACTAATCTGCAATATCAGAAAAACAGTTATAATATTTATAACTAATAGTAGGTATGGGTTTTAAAAATTATCGTCTTATATATCCACTTCTAATTTTCATACCGCTATTGAGTTACACAGATTAGATATTGATTTTACTGATTACTTAGTTAGACTGTAAACCTATATACCTTATATATAATAGAAGATATTCATTTTTCAATCTGTAGAAACTACAGGTACTTTTTTCGGGAAGAAATCTTCTTATAGTCCCCGTTCAAAAAAAGTACCTGCTTATGCAATTACGAAGAAAAAGGGGCAATATTGCCTAATACCTTACTACAAATATGTTTTGGAACACTTAGAACTGCATTTATCAGTGTTTTATCTTTAGCTATTCAAAACCTTTTGCTAACTTTGCAACAATTTCAGAGGTCTTAATGTGTTAAGGCACTGAAAGGACATATTTAACGAAAGGTGTTATTGAGATTATCTTCTAAAGTCAAATCTCGCAAATTTGAAAGTAGTATGAAGATGATAGCGATAGCACCCCACCATTTGATATATACCTGCCTTATATCTATAAGGCTCTTAGATATTGTCAAAATTGGTGTGGGTTGCTATTGTTTTATCCATACTACAGGCAATGCGAGAGCCGGACTTTAGGATAAAGCAAATATAGTTCCCACACCTTATTTTATATCCGCTTCTTCGGGGAATTGGGAAGTACAATATTAGTGAGCAATGAAAAAGATTATTTCAATTTTAGCTTTTACAGTACTGCCAACAATTGCTTATTCACAACTTCCATTAGTTGAATACAAACCCGTAATAGTTGGCAAAAGCAATAACAACAGTAGCAACGAACATAACCGTGGCAATAGTAACGGGTATTTTCCGAATGTGCCTTCATATTCTACTCCTAACCGTTCTACCGCACAAAGCTATCAGACTGTAGGAGCATACTTCTTTGATGCAAGTTCACAAAATTTCAAAAGAACAAAAATCAAAATCAATTTAGGAGAATCTTATTCGGGAGAAACTGAAATCTATGTTCGGGCTGTATTAGACCGTTCTTTATATAGAGAAAGTTGGAGAGATTGTAATAACAGAGCCGTTAGGGTCAATGCTTTATTAGACAAAGAAATTATAGTGAATAACTTTGAATGGAAAGTAGAGCATACAACGTTGGGTACTATTTACTTTAACTACTAATTGTTGAAATTATGAGAACTTTTGTTTTACTACTGCTTACCTTATACTTTGCTCCCATATATAGTGTAAATATGGGAAATGACAGTGATATTTTTATGAACAGATTATCTGTAAACCAAGAATTTCAAGGCAATTTTTCATACAAATATGGTATGCGCAAAATTGACAAAGAATTATATATACACAATTTAGGAACTAATGTTCAATCCTATGTTGCAAGTAAGAATTGGAATGAATATAAACGTGAGGAATTTAGCAATGCGTATGAAAGGTATATGGACGCATTGAAAAAAGACAGACTTTCAGCTGATGATTTTGGAAACATAACAGATTCTAAAGGAGAATTGGGCAATGTTGATGGGGATGATTATTGGTACAATAATAAAGGAAATAGAATAAGTGGTGCGGAGTACAGAGCTTTAAGTGTACGCAAACAAAAGAAGTATCGGGCTTTTTATGCCAATAAAGAGGTTGCTACATATTTCAATGAAATTGCCAAAGCAATAGTAAACAGAAGATATTCACACAACATGTAAATAGTATTAAGTATGAACAAGTTAAATAAGTGCATATTGCTTTTTATCATGCTATTCCTCAATACTACTTATCTATTTGCAGACATTGGTAATCGTGGTAGATGGGATAACGGTGGAACTTCTAATTTTGGAATGTCCTTATGGGTACTTTTGGGTATTATCGCAGGAGGATTCTTTGCATATATCTTATTAAAGATGGCTTGAAAAATGGATTCAAAGATAAGGAACTGAACAAAACTGGGTGTATATCAATACTTGTTGCTGTTGTTGGATTATTGGTTTTAGTATCTATGTGTTCACATTAAATAGAAGTATGGTATGAAATTCAAAGTCCTAATATTCGCATTTACATTAATCGTATTCAGTATTAATCTATATGCTGATGAATACAAGTTTGATTATGCAGTTATTGACAACGAGAAAGTAACTACTGTAAGTGCTTCAAATATTACAGCCCATCTTGTTAGTGAATCTAAAGCCACTGTAACTTATAAAAATGAAACTGTTACTCTGACATCTAAAGATGGTTACGAATACAAAGGTTTTGGTGAAAGTGGAGTGGTTATCATTTCTAATAAAGTAAATGGTGTATTAAGCAGAATTACCATAGGAGGTACTTTTAGAGGACAAACCGTTATACTTGTTTATAAGCGGATTAATAGCAAATAACATCTTGATGATTATGGATATTTTCAAATCTATTGTATGCCTAATTATTGCGGTTATCATTTATTTTATAGTTGGGCTTATCGCTTGGAATATTGTATGCTCATGGGTTGATATATCATCTTGTACATTGGTGGAAATTAGTAATTATAGAATATACACATACTCTGGGATTGCCTTTATTTCCACAATTATAGCTGAAATAAGAGCTGGAATAAAAAATGGGCGTGACATGGATGGAGCATGTACAATTCTATTTGTCATTGGGTTTCTTGCATTTATGGCTAATCATTGGGAAAGTATGTGGGATAGTGTCGCTGTTATCCTAACCATTTTATACAATATTATAAACGTTACGGTAATGGCATACTGTTTTTATAAGAGCAATGAATAACATTTCTATTTACATAAACTACCATGAAAAATACTATTATCCTTTTAATTAGCATAGCTACATTCATAGCTTGCGCCAAACAAAAAACGGAACAAGTTTCTACCATAGACAGCACTTTACAAGTAAGTGTTGATTCTATCCTGCAAAACAAGCTATCCGAACTTGATGCAACAATAGGGCAAGTTATTGTAATGGAAGTGCAGACGGGAGAAATTAAGGCTTCTGTTGGTTCTGATTCTATTCTGCAAGAATCGGGATTAGTGCGTACCACTTCACTCTTGGCAGCATTAGAAACAAAGGCGGTTAAACTATCCGATACAATAGACGTTGCAGATGGGGTTTTAGCTATTGGAAAAGATACATTGTGCGACCATAATTGGCATAGGAGTGGATATGGAAAAATCACAGTAGAACAAGGTTTTGCTTTCTCGTCCAATATTGCCAATTACAAAGCGGTAAGAAAGGCATTTGACAATGAACAAACCTTTGCGGAAGCACTTGCAAAATACGGTTATCAAGTAAAAGACACAAGCCTTGTCTATAATTCTTTAGGTTATGGTATACCCACTACTCCGTTGCAGAACTTGACTTTCTTTAATGCAGCAAGCAAGACAGCCATTAAGCAGGCATTGGAGTACGCTGTTTCTGATGGATTAGCCAAGCCTGCCCAATCTGATAAGGTTAAAGTAGCAGGAGCAACGGGAACAATCCAACTTTCAAATGGAGAATATGCCGTAGAATTTTGCGGTTACTTTCCTGCCGATAATCCGAAATACAGTGTTATCGTTACCATTAATAAGAAGGGATTACCTGCAAGTGGTGGACTGATGGCAGGTGATGTGTTTAGGCAGATTATTGATATAATGAATGAAAGGTAATGAGAAGATTGCTATTTATCATTATTGGATTATTTAGTTTAGCAGCTTGCAAAACAGACAAAACATCTGTTCTACTGGATTTTGAATGTTTCAATCAGCCACATATTTACATCAAGTACAAACAGCCTATAAACGGATATACAGTAAAAGTAATGTGGCTGCAAAATGGTGAGGTAGGTAACGCTCTATTCTGTTTAGAGAAACAAGGAGTACAATATTACTACTTTGCGGAGAAATGGACTGATAAGATTCTATATGATAAAGGTAACACATATCCGAACAATACTGTTATAGAGCTGGATTATACGACTAAATTAGAAAGTGAAGAATACCTTTCGGATAATTCTCCTTTCTTCTTTTCCGATGTTGATTTTGACGGAGAAGATGAGTTCATTATCAACCGCTATAAAAGTGGTTCAAGGGATTCCAATGCTTATGACGTGTACGATGTCAGCCCATACGGTTACTTTATACAGAAAACAGAAGTACCATTTACAGAATTAGAAAATGGGCAGTGCAAGTTTGATTCAAAGAACAAGACCATTACTGTTTACGGCTCTAATGGATGGAACAATACTATCAATCATACATACCAACTAAAAGGAATAAATTTGAATTAGTACAATCGGAATAACTATTTAAATATCAAACAGAAATGAAAACATTTAGATTAATTGGAATGGCTTTATTAGCCGTAGTAATGTGTGTGAATTTCACTTCTTGCAGCAATGATGACGAAGAAGAAAGCAACGGTGGTAAATCAACGCAAGAACTGTTACAAGGGGTATGGTATGATGCTTATACTGATGGTTATCCCTATTTTATAGTTGAGAAAGGCTATTGCTATTTTTCAAATCAACCATCAACTGTATATTATGGAGAGAAGTACAAGTACACTTTTGATTCTAAAAACAACATGCTGATGTGCTATGGATATGATGAAGAAAGTGACACCTACGATAATGAGCCTTGGTATATAAGGGTTAAATCTGTATCAGATACCAAACTTATTATAGAACTCTTGAATGACGACAATCAGACCGTTGATGATACAAGAGATTGTGTAAAACAATAGCAGACCACTACTTGACAGACAAAAAGCCAACCTATCCATTTGAAGTATATACTTCAAACAACGGATAAGTTGGCTTTTTCAGTTCTGAACAAACATCTTATTAACTACAAAACTATGTGTTTCACAAGCATATTTATAGATGCAGAGAACACAAAACAATAAGAGTAGATTTTTCAGCAGGTAGATTTTTAAGAAGATATAGCTTTATATACCTACTACTGATTTTTATACCGATACTATATTATGCAATGTCAATACAATATATGAATACTTTTTCAGTAGGGAGAAAGCTACTTTATACTATTATGGGGCACAGAACGAAACGTATATTGAGGATTGAGCGGAAAGAATATCAAACCTATTGATATACAAAATGTTATGCAAAATATGAGTGGATGGCTCTGCAAAACGAAACGTTTACGTGGGTTTAATTTGCAGCTACATTTAGGTGCTTTTTAGGCATACAGATTTGCAGATAGGTTTAATTGGGTTTACATAAGGCTTACATGGTTGATTCTGGTGGGGGAGTGAGTGGCAGCTGCGGCTGCTTTTTTTGTGCCTGATTATTTGATATAATGCTGCTTAAATTATTCCATATAATAGTTATTTGGTATATTTGCGACAAAATATTATTAGTTATGGCAAAGGTAATACATATACATTTGACACACGGAATAGAAGGAACAAAGCGGAAAGACTGGTATTTTAGTAGTATAACGGCCATTTATACTGTTTTGACGGCAGAACAGGTGGGCGCAACGAAGAATTATCTGCTTCATGCAGGATTATCTGGTAACGGGACTGTATGCACCAAAAAGGCTATAATAAAGCAATCTACGCTCATTTCTTGCGGGCGTAGTGGAAATGTATCAGACGAATAATAAGCGGCTAAAAAGGCAATAAAAACGGCTTTAGAATGATCCGGTGTGGGGAGGTGGTTATACCTCCCCTTTTTTGTGCTTGAAATCGGTCTTTTTTGACGCTGGATATTCAGGTGGATATTCAAAGTGGATATTCACTTTTATAGAACTGGATATTCAAAATAGGGTTTTGGCGGTGTGCGATACAGACATGCTAAAATACCACAATTTTAAAAATACCCCTTGTTTTTTATTTGATAGCCCCCCCCTAAAAACCTATCATTTTTCACGTTTTACTTTTTAAATTCCCCAATATCAGTGCCTTTATGCCCTTATATAATGGTAGGGGAGGGGGATTGCTTGGGAGGGGGACATCATGGGGGATGATAGGGGGTACGCTTCGTTTTCCATCACCGGTGTATGGTAATAGTAAATCCGCCTACCCGACATTTGCAGTACCGGAAATGGGCGCATCCGATACATGTTTTTCCTTTTCGATTGTCATTTGCCGGATTCGTTCCTCTAAGCGTCCGATTTCTCTATCTTGTTCCCTGATGATTTCTTCTTTTTCTCTAATTAAGGCAAGGAGAGAGGATAGTTCGGTTGTTTGTGTTGTTGTAGATGATGTATTATAGTAAATATCACCTTTCCCAGTAAGTAACCAGGTAGGGTTTATATCATTATGTATTTCGATAATTTTCGACACCCATAAACTTGATATATCTGTTCCTTTGCTAATGCATCTTGAAATTACTCCATTCGAGCACCCAATAGCTTGTTCAAGTGCCCTTGTACTGATACCTTTTTCTTTAATTAGGATTGCAATCCTGTCGGAAATATTCGTCATAAGTCGTAAATTATCTACATAAAACTTTTTAGTGTCGAAAATATTCTATATATTTGCAGCGTGTTCAAAAAGGAACACCGCGCCAAATATACGAAAAAGGCATGTGATTAGCGAATTTTAAGGATTAAAGAAAATGAACGAAGAAATAAAAGAATGGCAGACACAGAGCGTGAAGCACAAGGTGGCTTACGTGTTGATGATGGACGGTATCAGCTTCAGATATACCGAAGAGACCGGGATTGTGTTTTCCGCACCTGATTTTTATGTGAAGAACCTTATCCGCCGCCTGATGAGTTGTTACGGCGTGAGTTTGAAACCGATTATAAACGAATTTAAATAAGTGAGATTATGGAAAACAAGAAAATGAGTTGCTGGGATTTTGTATTCAGTTCTGTAAAGACCCATATAGATGATTTGGTAAGACAGGCTGACAAGTACACCAAAGACATGAATGAGGATTTTGAACATTTCTTCTGCTGGTATGCCGAGGATATGTACAAGACGCAACGTGAACTTTCCTGTTACCGTGCCTTGAAGGTGGTTTTATCTGCCGGTAGCCATGATGATGTAAAGTTATACATGGAAAGCAAGATAAACAGTCTGACTGATAGTCTTCTTACCGGAAGCATCCGCAAGAACAGCACCAGTGCGGCTTCAAATTTGGCGCATACGTTGGAACTGGAAGTGAACCAGAAGATACGTGAGAAATTCACTATACTTCTTGGGATTATTGAAAAAGGTGAAAAGGTTGAGGGACAACAGTAAACCCAGCGTGACAACCCGGAAGGCGTTAAGAGACGGGTGACGGTGTGGAAAGACACACGGGAGTGCATGGTTCTTGTGCCGGGGTTCGATTCCCCGGACTCCCCCCAATATTAATCATTAAAACAAGTGAGATATGAACAAGAGGTACATTCACATTACGAAAGCCGACCGCGACTTTATCGCAAAGGCACTCAACGTGACAGAGAAGACTGTTTATAACGCTATCCGGTTTGATGACCGTCGTGGCAACTCCGAACTTTCTGCAAAGATCCGTAAGTTGGCCATGGATCGTGGCGGTATTGTGATGGTTGTTATTCCGGAAATAGAAACTTTCCATGATTATGACAATGTGATGCGTCAGTACTGTCCGAACGGTGCCTTGATAGAGCTTGACCGTAATGATGGTAGCGGTCAGGTAATATTCAAGGGAGAAACGGTGAAGACTTACGAGCATGTGATGGTTGCCGATATTAACCAAATCCAAGCGTTTGCATCGGCATTGAGATAGGAGGCGGCTATGTTGGTGTATTACGGTAACATACAGTGTATTTCTGCACGTGAGCTCATAGATGGCGGCTATATCACCGAATCCTGCTACAGGAACTGGGTGAACCGTGGCCGTATCAAGGTGGTGCGTCGTGGTGGAGGTGCTGCTGGAAATTGCGCGTTGGTCGCCCTCAATAGCCTGCCTACCGAGTGTCTGGAACGGGTGAAGGAAGACAACCCCGGTGGAACAGAGCAGGCACTTCGCCACTGGATACTCTCAAACTATGTGCTGGATCAGGCTGCAGTAGCCTATTTTTTGGATTGGGCTTCTCATTCTTCCAGCAACAGAGCAACAGACGAACTTGCCCGGAAATATGCGGTGAATGCTTCCGTGTTGAATACTTGTATCAAGCTTTATAACAGAAGCAATGATTACCGAAAACTGATGGGTGAAAAATATAACTGGGACATGATGGCCACCACCATCGAGACCCTACGCGAAGACTTTGGTCATGATCTTCCTGCCAGTACCCTTCGTTTCCGCAAGAAAGTGAACGAATATAAGCAATACGGTTATGAATGTTTGATAACCGGAAAATTCGGCAACCAGAACAAACGGAAGGTAACTCACATGGACGAACGCCTGGTGATGAGTTTGAAAGTACTTCCCAACCAACCATACGGCAGTGATGTGCATGAAATGTATCTGTCGTTTGTATGCGGTGAACTGGAAGTATGGGATCTGGAAACAGGAGAGATATTCAATCCGGAAAACTTTACGGATAAGAACGGGGAACCGAAAGAACTGAGCGAAAGCACTATCCGGAACATACTGAACAACCCGGCAAGCCAGCTGCTGATAGAAAAAGCCTTGCGTGGACGTATGGAATTCTATCATGAGCAAATGCCGCACATGCACCGCCATGGTGGTAAGTTCTCCCTGTCACAAATAACGATGGATGACGTGGATTTGCCGCGTCGGATGAAAGGCGGCGAGTATGTGCATGCCTATTATGCTTATGATGTGGTGAGCCAGTGCCGTATCGGGCTGGCCTACGGGCGGGATAAGGATGATGCCTTGGTAGTGGACTGTTTTCGTGATATGTTCCGGCTCATCGAACGCAACGGATGGGGTATTCCAGCCGGTATTGAGGTGGAGCAGCACTTGATGAGCAAGTATAAAGAAGGATTCCTGAAGGCAGGTGAGGTATTTAAGTTTGTGCATTTCTGTGCCCCACAGAACTCACAGGAGAAATATGCTGAAGCTCTGAACGGTGCGTTCAAGACAACCATAGCACATAAGAACCATGAAGCCATTGGCCGCTGGCATAACAAAGGTGCACGGCGGGTGGACCAGAAGAAAGTGAGTGACAGCAGCAACCACACCTGGGAAGACAGAAAGTATTATACGTTTGAAGAGCTTGTGGCGGACGACCGGCGCGATTGTGAAGAATGGAACAATACGCTTCACCCCAATCAAAAGAAATATCCCGGAATGACCCGTTGGGATGTGCTCGTAGCCAAAATCAATCCGACCCTTCGACCGCTTGATAAACTGACCTTGAGCAGATATATCGGAGAAAAGGTAGATACCAGTATTCGTAGAAATTCCACAGTACGTGTGGCAAATGCGGACTGGTGGCTGAGCGGTCCGGAAGTGCTGGAGCAGCTGGAACCAAACAACCGCAAGGTGACGGCTTACTATCTGCCGGATGAAGAGGGCAAGCCTACGGATGTCTTCCTGTACCAGAACGACCGCTACCTTGACAAGGTTCGTCCGGTAGTGACTTACAACCGGGTGATGGCAGAACAGACCGAAGAAGACCGGGTAGCCTATACAGAGCAAAACAAAGTTCTGAGTCATTTCAGCAAATACCTCAATGACCACGCCATCGGAAAGGTGGGAACCGGTACACCGGATCAGCCAACGGATGACCCGGAAGAGGAACTGGAACTTCCCCCGGTGGAACTATCCGATGATTTGCCAGCCGAATTGTCGGCAGATCCGGAATCAGATTATGAATGGCACTCCGGAATAAGCGAGGCAATGAGGGCCATCAGTGACATGTAAGAATAGAATTAGAACAACATTAAAACAGCGTTAGAATTATGATTACAGAAGCGCAAAAACAGAAGATTTTAGCAGCGATAGCCGCCAACCGTGCGAACTATCCCAGTGATGCCAAGCATGCTGCCTCTTTAGCCATCAGTACATCTGTGTACAGTGCAATCAAGAACGGACAGACAGACAAAGCCCTGAGCGATGCCAACTGGATAAGCATTGCCCGCAAATTAGGGGTGAACCTCCGTGGTGAAATGGAATGGAAAGCAGCCAAGACCCCGACCTTTGAATATATAACTGCCCAGCTGGAGTTCTCACAGCAGTCCAGTCTGTCGGGCATCTTGTGCGACATGCCCAATATCGGCAAGACTTTCACGGCACGTTATTATGTGCAAAGCCACAAGAATGCCGTTTATATCGACTGCTCGCAGGTAAAGACAAAATTGAAGTTGGTACGCAAGATTGCTGCAGAGTTTGGTGTGGACAGCAAGGGGAAGTATTCTGATGTGTATGAAGACCTGGTATATTACCTCCGTTCGATGGAAACCCCGCTTATCATCCTCGATGAAGCAGGCGACCTGCAGTATGAAGCTTTCCTGGAACTGAAGGCCTTATGGAATGCCACTGAGCGCTGCTGCGCCTGGTATATGATGGGGGCAGACGGATTGAAAGAGAAAATCAACCGGTCCATAGAATGTAAGAAGGTGGGCTATACCGAAATGTTGAGCCGTTATGGTGACCGGTACAGCAAGGTGACTCCGGATGATGGAAAGGAGCGCGAACAGTTCTTGAACAACCAGGCACGTATTGTAGCCAAGGTAAATGCTCCTGCGGGGGCTGATATAGCCCAGATTGTACGGAAGACATGCGGTGGTTTGAGAAGAGTCTATACCGAGATTGAGAAACTTAAAATGACAGCGGAATAATGAAGCGTGCGTACAGTCCGAAGGAAATAGCCGCCAAGAAATGGGTTACTCTGCCGTGGGATGAGAAATGGAGCAAACCTTTCGGGTTCCCGGCAGAGAACGCTTCGTGGTTCATCAGCGGTGCCAGTGCCAGTGGGAAAAGCAGCTTTGTGATGCAACTTGGAAAGGAACTGTGCAACTATGGGACGGTGCTGTACATGAGTTACGAAGAGAAAATCAACCAAAGCTTCCAACGGCGTATGGGTTATCTGAAGATGAATGAGGTGCAGGGTAAATTTCGTGTGGTGACAGAAGGCAGTCTGGAGGAAGTGATTGCCAGACTGAAAAAACCGAAAAGCCCGAAGTTTATCATCATCGATTCCTTTCAGGTGGCCGGATGGGATTATCCGCAGGCTGTGGAACTGATGGAAACCTTTCCGAAGAAATGTTTCATCTGGATCAGCCAGGAAAAGAAAAGCCAGCCGATGGGTGGCGGTGCAGTAAGATTGAAATATATCTGTGATATGAAGATTCGGGTGGTCGGTTATAAAGCTTATTGTCAAGGACGCGCCATTGGAGACCCGGGAAGCTATTATGTGGTATGGGAAGACGGAATCATTCAAACAAGTAATAATTTACCAAAATGATTATGGATAATAACGAGAAGGCTTTTGAAAGCTACACCGGAACTGAAGTGTTCCAGATACTGCTGGACGGAAATTCCAGCCGGTCCGTATTGGATGACTGGCTGGAGCGAAACATCCAAAGCGACTTAAAAGTGAGAAGAGCGAAAATGCCCAGTCATGTCGTAATAGAAACGGGTGATGTCTTGTTTGCACGTAATGTGCTGATATGGAATCCAAGTTGTAAAGTAAACATTAAAAAGATTTGAAGTGATGGAAAAGAAAGAAGAAAAGAAAGTGTGCTGCATCTGCGGCAAAGAGTATGAGGGCTACGGAT